TACAATTTACTCAAGCAGAGGATGAAGCCCATAAACAGTTTGGGTGGGTTGATGATAGCATGACCGCGTTCATCTTAGGGGATCGTGTTATCTACGGTAATGATGAAGACTACAACCCACCATCTACACAGACTGCAAGTATGATAGATTACTTTACCCCCAAGGGTACTGAGCAAGGCTATCTTGATGCAATAGACTTCTACAATCGGGATGGGTTTGAGTTACACCAATTCACAATCGCTGCGTCCTACGCTTCGATACTTATGCCACTAACAGGGATCGGCTCTGCTGGGTTACATATGTACGGAGACACAGGTGTTGGTAAAACTACTATGTTGATGGCAGGGTTATCGGCATGGGGCAACCCCGAAGAACTTTTGCTTGAAGAGCAAGACACATATAATTCTAAGATGCACCGTGGGGAAATATATCACAACCTACCACTTATGATGGACGAACTTACTAATACCAAAGGGGGTAAGCTGTCTGATCTAGCGTACCAATTAACAGGTGGTAAGCAGCGTAATCGCATGTCTCAAGGCGGTAACACCGAGCGACACAGGGGCAAACCGTGGAGCCTACTGGCTATCAGTACAGGTAACACTAGCTTTATAGAAATGATTAGTAGGGTTAAAGGTTTTCCCAAAGCGGAGGCTCAACGCATACTAGAGTTTAGGACTGAAGCGAAGTTCTTTGGTTCTGCTAGTAAAGCGGAGACTGATAAACTGTGGCCCGCTTTAAAAGGCAACTACGGTCATGCAGGAGTACGGTTTGTGCAGTGGGTCATAAACAATCGTGTGGAGTGTGAACGTACTATAAAGCATGTGCAATCGCGTGTAGATGAAAAGGCTGAACTTGGTCCTGAGAACCGATTTTGGTCTGCCGCTGTTACGGCTATTATATCTGCGCTTATGATAGGCAGGAAGGCAGGGGTACTACCTTTTGAGGTAAAGCCTGTATTTACGTTTGCGGTGAATAGGTTGCGGGAGCGTAGAGCCTACGTTGCCGATATGGGTTCCTCTGTAACTGAGACGTTGAACAATTATATATCCGAACATTGGAGCAACATACTCTGGATCAAAAGTACAGATGATGGTCGTGGTGATATAGACAGTAACCCCTTAGATATGTTGGCACTGCCCGAGGTCACACCCCGAGGTAAGTTTGTCGCTAGGTACGAGACTGATGTTAAAAAAGTCTATCTATTACCGAAGCCGCTGAAGACTTGGTGCATAGACCAACAGATAAACTATGAACAGTTGGTTAGAGATTTAACCGAGAAGATGAAAGCTAAGAAAGTGAGTATACGCCTGAGTAAGGGCACACATATGAACCTACCCGTTGCTAGAGTTATATGTGTAGATTTTTCTATTGATGGAGTTCCTGATGGATCAGAAGGTGATGAAGATTGAAGACCTTAATCCTGACGGGATTAGAGTAATTGTAAACTGGGATAAACTTACGGTTAGCGGGTCTGTGTTTATACCCTGTGTGGACACTGAGAAGACTAAAGATCAGGTGTCTACCGTTGCATCGCTACGACAATGGGAAGTTAAACACGAAGTTCGTGTAGAAAACAAAATATTGGGGTTACGTATATGGCGTACCGCATGATATAGGGCAGTTAGGCAATATCCATTTCCACTGCGTGTTGCCTGTTCTCCCTTGAACTGCCCCTGCTTAATTGCAGGGGCTTTTTTAACTTACAGGAGAGGACAACCCACCATCATATTCACCAGCACTTCTACGCATACTAGGTGAGTACTGCATCCCACCTACCATCTCTTCGGATACGCGTTGGAAGTTTTTATAAGAATTTTTAAATGAGTCCGAAGTTATTACTAGCTTTCTAGCATCAGATGGAAGCCTACTATTGTGTTCATTTGCTTCTTCATATGCTCTACGTAACCCTTCAACGTCTCCTTCTCTGCGCGCTTTATTAGCCTTACGCAGTATTTTCCTTTTGCGATCCTGCATAGAATAGTATTTTTGCCGCTCGTTACGGTTCATATTAAGTTGCTCAATATGAGCGTGGCTTGCAAACCCCAACAACTGCCCTGCTAATGTGTACGGACTTGTCGCTGTTATTTCATCGCCACGCAGGGTTAAATTGCCTTCGGTAGCGTAACGTCCAGTTTTCATAACATTGCGTACCGCCGCAGGAGATGCAGCTTCAATACCACGCCAGACATTACCCTCTGCAATAAGGCTTGCGCCTCTGCTAACCTGACTTGTTATACCGATGACAGGACCACCTAACTGTTCTGCCAAAGTAAACAGCGGGTTCTGGTCTTTGTCTATAAGAGGTGGACGGTACAGCATATTGTTAAGTGCGATGCGATCACCGATTTCAAGACCTGTCATGTCGACAAGCCCGCCATACACAGGATCACCCATCCACTTTTTAGTCATAACATCCCAGTTATCTTCATCTTCATCTCTAAATAACAAGTCGTACATAATGCCGAGTTCTCCAAACAACGGCATTCCTGATGCACCTGCGATAAGTCCTGTAGTTATAAGAAAGTTAGCCCCTTGTGCGCGGGCTATCCTACGACCATCTACCGCATCTTGGTATGCTTCTTCAGTATCATACTGATCTCGTGGTAATACTTTAGTGGCATCATTAAGCATGCGAAGCATCATGTAGTATTTACTAATCGCAAATCGTTTAAACAAGAATAGGATGTTACCTATTGGACCCTGTGCGTATACGGGGCGTCCTGCCGATGCAGTACCTCCGAGAGTAAACTCTACAAAATCTACTGCCGCCTCAGCCGCAGCTTGTTTGTCCGCATCGGTTAATGCTTTTTTACCACCATTACTTAGTTTATCTATTTCTAGTTTATAGGCGGCGACCAGTGATACTTCACGTCCGTAGCGTTCCGAGTGATGAAACATAGCCCCACCCCACTTCTGTGAAGTGTCAATTATCTTCTTACCAATACGGGATACCCTATCTGAACCTGTATCTCCTGTATACATATCTAATTCTAAGGTTTCTTGCGTTAGTGATTGACCCATTTGCGCTTGTTCAGTTGCATATCTAACCAACACATCTAAATCACGTAATCCTTCTGGCACAGATGCAGGATCACTAAAATCTAAATTACCTAATGATAATCCGAAAGCCCCTAGATCATACTGCTCTTTAACTTTGTCACCATTCTCATCGTCTACAGTTAGAGTTTTAGCGCGAGGTGCAGCAGCTATTGCCTTAACCGCATCACCAAATGCTCGGGTAGTTTTACCCGCGCCATATTTACCCGACAGTAACGGCATCACCGACATACCTACATCGAAGAAGGTCAAGGCCGCAGACGAGAAGTTTAACCCCATAGTCCAGTTAAATCCAAGGTTTGTAGCTATCTGCGACCAGCGTGATACGTTGGGTCGCTGTCCAAATTCTGCGATCTTTTGTAGTCGATCACCTATTTCAGCGGTCTCTGGGTCTGTGGTAAGTTTAACAATGTCACCCATCACACCTTGAATTTCGGCACTAGATTGTAGTTGAACAACCTGACGATTAAGGTCACGGCCTTTAGTCTCCATCATATCTATAAGATCGAAGTTAGCGAGGGAGTAGCCTGTAGGTGTAGTGTCACCCAAGAAACCACGGACGCCCTTACGTGTTCGGAACCCTTGCATAAACGAGCGTTCAGGCAGAGCATCTAATGATAGGTCAAGAATATCGCTGATGACCTTACTACCTTTGCCACCTTCCATCTTCTGCACACCTGCAGCCTGTAAGACATTCAACACATTAAACACGAACCCCGACGAAGGTGCTTTGCCATAATCGCTGTTTGGGGTTAGCTTTGTAGCTTCAGGTTCTAAACTTTCTGCAGACAGCATGGGGTTTGGTCTGCTTTGCCCCGTCTTCTCGTCAAAGATTGTATCTAAATTTGCTGCTATAACATCTGGTCGTTTAAGCATAGCTGCATTATAATCTTTGACCTTTTGTTTTGCTTCCATCATTGCAATTTTAGTGGGAAAATATTCCACAAAACGATCTACCTGTGGCTTGGCATCAGGGTCTTGATCTTGCGGGTCGATAGCTGTGTAAGATAGACGATAACTACCCTTACGCATAAGTGGGAAGTATGGCGTGATTATACCGCTGTCCTTGAGTAGTAGTTCAGACAACTTATCAAACGCGGTCTTACGTACCGCTGCATCGTCACTTATACTATTTATACGATCCCTTAGAGCAGGTGCGATTTCGTCATATGTCTCTTGGAAATAGTTACGCATGGTGCGGTATACGCGCTGCCCATCTTCACCTATATTTTTGTAGTCTTCTGCCAACGCATCATAGACTGCCAACTTATCTTTACTTAACGGGGCGATCTTGGTTATCTTAAAATCAGGATGTTTAGCCGTAAACTCTTTAATATAGTTTTCACGTCTCTCTAACGTGGAATGATTTGTGCGTTCCTTTTCTAACGATACCGGATCAGTAGTTACAACGCCATAAGAAGTGTAGATATTACGCTTAACTGATGGGTCTATTCTATTAAGCGTGGATGTAGGTACTAGCTGTTGTAGTGCGTTGTATTGTTCCGCACTCGCTGCCCTACGAAAGTCTTTAATTTGATTTACGATGTAATCTAATTTGATCGTCTTATCACGCAATTTAGAACTTTGCTTGTTAATCACCTTGTTTAGACGCATTCCCGCATCATTGTCGTGGTTGCGCTTCAACGTGTCGGCAAGAATATTTAACGGGGAGACGCCGTAAAAGAAACTTTTAGCGCCTGTGTATGGCGCTGAGTTTTTAGCGCGGTCCTGCATGTCTCTTAGCTCTTCGCGTGTAGTAGGTTTCACGGCGTCTGTAGCCTCTTTAGTGGCGTCTACTGCCCCCTCGGGTGTACTAGCTGTAAGATACATAGCGGGAGCGGCACGGGTGCTTAATTGCGGTGCTAAGATATAGTCTAGTAGCAGATCAGTTCGGTCAAACACTGACTCGGGTGCCCTGCCCATTAAGTTGCGGAACACACGGCGTACCGCTTCTTTAAAATTTTGCCAAGCTGTAGGAAATTTTAAACCTGACATAGGTATACCCGCTAACTTAACTTGGAAGTCGGGGTTACTAAACGCTTCTGCGATAAATTCATCTATGCTTCGTGTCGCATAGTCACTACCTTCGGGCATTTGAGCTTTAACAGCTTCGTATATACGTGTGAGCTGCCGTACTTCTGGTAGATTTTTCCTAGCTAATTGTGCGGCAGTTCCTGCATGTAGTACCTCATGCAGTATGGTGTGAGCGTTCATGCCTAAATTACTATCTATAGCGATAGTGTTGGTAGCAGGGTAAAACACACCTGCAGCAACGTTACCCTGCGGGTCTTTAAGTCCACCAGATACCAGTTGTATCTTTGTATCACCTGTATAACCCGCTAATTTATTTGCTACGGAACGTAGAGCCTTCGATGGACTAATGTTTGCGATAGCTATTAACGCACCGGATAAATCTCCTGCGGCTAATGTGTTACGTATACTTGGGGGTAGTGGTACACTCTGTGCATACAACTCACTAGCCAGTAAGTACCTACTATCGTAGTCATCATCACGACTAAGGGTTTCCGACCTACGTTCAAATTGGGCTTCAAGTTGTGACTGTGACAGTCCCAGCCCTATACTATCTTGGTTAATATTTTCATCTAAAAGAATATCGGCTGATACTTCTGCGACATTAGCTTCTGATAGTAAATCAGCGTCCGCTAATAAGGGCGCATCCTTTAGGTACGCTTCTTCTGTCGAATTTAACTTGATTTCGGCTAAGTTTGCTTGATCCTGATCGAATTGGTTAGGCTGTCCTTGTGATGCAGCGGCTGCGGCCTTGTTCTTCTTTCTTATGTAGTTTGCATAGTCAGCAGCCAACGCTTTCATACGCGCTTTTTTATCTGCTTCCTGCGCTCTGTCGTAACCGCCTTCGCTACGCATACGTTCAATACGTTCTGCGCGTTGCCGTGCATATGCTACCGCTCTAGCTTCGGCTAATACAGCAGCGTCCTGTCCCTCTGGTGAGTTTTCAAAACGTTGCTGCGCTTCTTCTGCCGCCGACATTTCTCTTAGACGTTTATCCTCGTCCCTGCGACCTTTTTGGAGTTCACTCTTTCTCTCCCTACGTAACTGTATCTGAGCATCTCGTTCCGCAGGGGTGAGGGTGTGGACCGCCATATCTAGTTGTTCGGCTATTACATCAGACGCAAAGTTGTTCACGTCATCCGACATATTGCTTTCCATCCACTGTAACGCCTGCAGTGCTTTTTCTTGCGTCTCGTTACTGTAAAATTCATACGCGGCGTCTGATACTTCTGCGGCTTCTTCAAATATGGTATCTCCGTACACAAAGCCATCTTCGGGGTTTAGTGCGGACGCCATAGCGGGTGTGCCTTCGGGAAACTTTGTAACCTTTGAGGTTCGTTTCTGTATCTTAGGGTTTTTAGGTGAGGACGCAGGAGCATACAGCACCGACACGACTGCTGCTTCTTCTATCGCGTCTACAGGACGTAGAAAGTTTTTAAAGAATGCTCGCGCAGCAAAGGCATTCGGGTCTTTCATCTTCTTAGCCGCGTCATCTGTCATATCTAACAAGTTCAATATGCGTTTTTTGTCTTCTAAATCGGTTATATCAGGTTGCTGGTTTGCGTCCGATATTGCGCCTTGCTGTAGTAGGATACTTCTAGCCGCCTCACCTTGTTTAGTGTTTCGTGTGAGAAACAGTTCACCTATCTTGTTGAGTAATAGGTTGCCTTGTAGCGACTCTGCTTCCGCTGCTTCTATTTCGCGGGTCAGCATGGCCTTTTGCTGTGCTGGTGGCAGTTCACTTATGGCCTCTAGTACTTCTGTCCTAACTTTAACGGGGGCCTTTTCTGCTGTGTAGTTTAACCCACTTGTGTCTGATATTTTTGGTCCAGCTACAGGGTTAAGAGCCTTATCGTAACTTTGCACGAACTCACTACCCGTTGCACCTGCATCGGGAAATGCTTGATCCGTAGCGTCACCTACAAACTCTCCACTTTCATCTCTTAAATTTTTGGTCCCAACAGGCAGTTGTGCGCCCTGTTCGGGTTCTGCAACAGGTTCAACTTCGGGTTCTGTAACAGGTTCAACTTCGGGTTCTGCAACAGGTTCAACTTCGGGTTCTGCAACAGGTTCAACTTCGGGTTCTGTAACAGGTTTAACGCCTGTGCTACCATCTAGTTCTGTTGTAGAAGTTATAGTGTCTGGAACTATTGGCGCACTATCAGGTGTACTTTCTACAGTTATAGGTATGTATTTACGTCTGCCTTTTTTATCGGCAGGGCCAACTATAGGGTTTGTTTCAGCAGCAAGAAGACTAATTAATTTTGCTGCTCGTGCCCCAGAAATTTTTAAATCACGTTGTAAGGCACTAACTGAAGCTACCTTACGTTCAGTTACTGATTTTCTAGCATCTTCAAGTAAAGCAGCGTCATCCACTTTAGATTTTACTGTAGGCTCAGTACTTTTAAACTGTTGTAATGTTTGATTACCCCCAAGCGTTGATCCTCCATATCTGTCACCAACTTCTGTAGGAGTGTCTTGTAATGTTTGACTACCACCAAGCCCCGCTATAAATGCGTCTACATTATCCCCATCTACATCTGAAGCTGATACTCGATCTGCAGCGTTTTCTACAGCGGGAGGCAAACGTCCAGTTAGTCCAGCTAATCCTCCAAGTGGAGTTTGTGTTGCTTCAAAGTCCTTTAACCCTGCTGCACTGTAAGTTCCAATTCCCGTAGGTTTTTTAGGCGATGATAATTTGACTGAATCTACATCACTGCCTACATCTGAAGATGCGTCATCTACAGGAGGTTTTAATTTAGTATCAGTGCCTTTATCTAATGATGGCCTTACTATGTTTATTCCACTACCGATTGTACCGCCAAGCAGACCTGCGGCAATACCTACTTCACGATATTCTGCTATTGCCTCTGCATCATCTAAAGGCATACCTGCTTGCCAACGTTCTAATACTTGTTGACCAATTTCAGTCGGCACTTCTGATACAGTACCCTGTACCCCGCCTGATACTGCTCTAGTAAATATATTTTTTCCGGGTTTTAATAATCCGGTAAGTAACAGTCTATCTGCAATAGTATTTAATGTAGCCGATCCTACAGCCGCTGTTAAGGTATTAGTTCTGTTAACAGCGTCTAATTCACCTTTTGCAACTTGTTCTTCAGCACGTTGTAAACCGCTGCCATAAAAAAACGGGGTCATAACTCCAATACCTGCAGCACCTCCTACAAGAGGACCACCTGCTAAAGTACCTATTCCAGTAGCAGCTAAACCTGCGCCCATTTGAGGTCCAGATTGTCCAGCAATCTCACCCAAATAAGATAGTGTATCTGCAATGCCGCCTTCTCGGGCTTCATCAAAAGTTCTAAACGGTGTAGTTGTACCTGCACGAGAGAGCTGCGTTCTACGTGCTGCTGCTTCTTGACCAGCGCCAAGATCACTAATAAAGTCAGACCCTACTACATCACCAAAATCTCTAACAGTAGTACCTAATGCACTGCGCGCTTGTGTTAAGCCAGATTCAAACCCACGACCAAATGCAGTACCATCATCTACTGCCTGATCTCCGTAAACACTTTCAAATTTAGTTTCAAAAGCACGTTCTAAGGCTTGAATTTGACCTGTAGCATTAGCAATCTCTTCAGGCGTTGGCTCGTCTCCAGCAAACTGCACATCATATGTTTTACCGCTGTAGTCGCCCCTGACTTGCATCATGCCCATAGGTTACTATCCTTACCTAACATCAATTATTGGATTGTTTATATTTTGATACGGCAATGTCGGAACTATACCTGCGGGTGCAAGATGTTCAACTAAAGCTGTTTGCGCTCGTTGTAAGTCTTCTCTTGCTTGCATTGCCTCAGTTTTATTTACACCGGGTAAAAGTTCCCCATTTAAATTAGTAAATTTTTCATAAGTTTCTGCAGCAGTATCAACGTCTTTTTGAAGTTGAGTATTTATTTGCCCAAAAGTCATTAACGGTTTTTGCGATTTAGCATTTGCCGCCATGCGCGCAATATCTTTACGAGCTTGTAACGTCTGCTGTGCCATATCCATATCAGCAAGTTTGCCAAGAATATTGAGTTCTTCAGCATCCTGTGCTTTTTGACCTTTCATATATGATCCAAAGGCACCCAGACCTGACTCACCTATGGCACTAAGCAGGTTAGGATTACTGCTAGCCATAAGCCGCATACCCATCTCAGCTAGACCTAACCACTTATCTTGATCTGCCGACTTCTCACGTTCTGCTAAAATATCCAACAGCTTCTGCTCGTAGGACGATGGAGAGTCACTAGCACGGTTAGCCATAGGATTAATGGCAGCTATGCCTGTATCTTTTGCGGGTGTAACTACATTTCCATTCTTAACAGTTTTGTCGATTAACGGTAGATTTTTTAAAATTTCTGCTGCGTCTTTGTCTATAACTGTATCAGTTTTAGGAGGCCCATCATAACTAAACGGAAGCGTTGTATTAGCATCTCCAGCATCATTGGGCACCATAAAGTCGGTTGTAGATTTTGGAGGAATAGTTGTAGTCTCTTCTAAGTCAAAATCAAAATAGTTATCTCCACCACCAAGGGCTGCTGCTCCGAAGTTAGCCGCTGTTTTTCCAGTATTTAGAACTGCAGTCCCTACATTATCCGCAGCCGTAATAACTTGTCCCGAAGTTAACGCTCGTTCAGGTACAACAGATGGCTCAGGTATATATTCCGCTCCCGCAGCCCTTGCTAATACGCTTGTCATATCACTTGCTTTTTTTATTGCAGAATCAGTTCTATCTAAAAGAGCCTCTTCTTGACGTTTGCGGGCTGTTTCAAATTTACGTAATCTATGTGCTTCTTTCTGATCATCAGTTAAATTATCTACAAGTCCTACACCTTCTGCTGTAGCAACTCTGTTATCCATATCAAACGTATTAGGAAACGCCGAACCTGTGTATGCTTTAATTCCTGTTTTTGCATCTCGTGCTTGCTTAGAGATAAGTTCTTTATAAGATAAATCTGGATTATCTAATTGATTACGTGGAGCGGAAGGTACTAACCCTAGCCCTGTTTTTTGTAAAGTTGTATAGTCTAGAGACGAGCGCACGGGACTAGAAGCTGTATAAGCGTTTTCTCCTGCGGTTAATCCTTCGGCCCTTTCTGCATCCAATCTTGCTTCTGCGAGATCAAATCTTTCATCAGCATCAACGTCTTTTTCCTCCATTGCGCGTAACCGTTTACGCACTTCAACAGGACTTACAGGGTAATTTTCATTAGCAGTAACTTTAGCAACGTCAGCAACGGCTTCAGCTTGCAGATCATCGGCTTTTAGTTTGTTTAATGCGTTAACTGTATCTTTTCCAAAATATCTTTCTGTAGCAAAATCACCACCAAAGCCACTTGCAGGTACTAGACCACCAATATTTTTATATAGTAAGTTAAAATCATCTTTTGCCGCTATAAGTTCTTTCTTTAATGTGTCTGTAAGTTCACCTGCCCCAAAGCGACCTACGCCTGCCTCTACATCATAATTATAGTCTCCAGTGCCACTTCGTTTTGCTATACGCGCGCGCTGAAGTCTTTTTTCTAAACTTTCAACTTTTTGCTCTGCATCTATAAATCGGTTATTTAACATTGTAAGCGTTGCAGCTTTTTCTTCTGGTGTTTTTAACTCATTTATGCGTTTTATAATTGTTTTTGCATCATAATTTTCATCATCTGTTGGGGCATCATCAGCAAGTGCTTGATACATAAACAGACCTTTAAGCGGATCAAACACTTCAGGTTTTTTAGTTTCTGGAGCCTTGTTAAACGCAAAAGGGTTTACACGATCTGTTGCAAATACTTCTAGTTGCGCGTTTGTAACTTCTTCAGATGGTTTTACTGCGGAGTCAATAGTAATAGGTTTAGGGTCTTGCGCGCCATCAGAAGTTGCATTAAACGGAGCTTTGCTAACGGCAAATGGATTTGGTTTAGCCTCTCCTGTGGAAATGGTCTCTACTGCGTCTGACTCTAACGGAACACTAAACGCTTTGCGTGTGTCCGCCGCATCTTGTGCTATCTCCCCAGCCTCGGCTATGTCGGCTCGTTGCCGTGCAACCTCTTCTCGTCTTAACGTGTCGCTAAGAGTTTTTTGATTACGGGCCGTTTGTGACGGAGACAACTCACCGCTATACGGATCATTGTTAGTTAGTGCTTCAACTATACTCGTGGAATAAGCCCCCCTGCCTTCAGGATACTTTGCACCAAGAATACCTCCGGGTTGCCCCTGTGCATTGTTAGGCGCTAGGCTTTCAAGAAACGCGGCCTCCGATCTTTTTGCATCAGAGTCTCTAATCCTTCGGACATTTTCAATACCCACCCCGTTTATAGACGCAAGGTTATCTTGTGTAGACGCTGTGGGAGAACTAATTTCAGCGGTAGCTGGAGGAATAGAAACAGGGGCTAAGTCAGGGGCTGCAGCACTATCTGCTGCGCGTTGCTCCAACAAACGGTTGACCCTAGTGCCAATTAAAGCATCGCCCTCTCTCGCTAATGCAACAAGCGCAGAGTCGCGTTCGTTCATCATAAGCTCTACGGACTTAACCTTATCCCCGCGCCGTGCCATAACTTCAGGAATGGCATTGTTTAACTCTTCCAACGTTTTGGCTGAGACTTTTACAAACTGCCCTTCACGAATACCTAACTCAGGTATATTAGTAAGGATAAACTGTTCACTTGGATCACCGCCCTCCTGCATCTTTAAAATACCACCACTAGCCATAGTAGCTACAGGCGCGACAGAAGCTATACCTGTGTTTTGATTTACGTTAGTCTTAGGGGCCATAGACTGTGCCATGCCACTAGCAACACCTTGAGGCATACCTGCCACATTAGTCTGTGGTGTAGGGGCTGGAGCCGTACCTGTTAGTTGTTGCAACACTGTGGGCTGGCCTAGCCCTTCTTGCCGTGTCTGCTCATCGCGCATTTCTTTGCGGATATTTGCTTCTACTAAAAGCATAAAAGGCGGGGGACCAGAAGGATTAGGATTCTGCATACCCTGCATTATCTGTTGGTCACTCATACTTTTAACAGTATTTTCGTGAGCCTCATAGTTAGTGGCAATACCCATAATTAACCCCCATAGGCTTTATAGAGAGATAGTCCCGTAAGACCTGCACCCGCTAACTGTTGCATAGTTCCCGGTTCTCGCACGGGGGTAGTAGACGTACCCTGATACGTATTTGTACCCGTAGCAGCAATCGGCATACCCGATAAGATACCCGTCATGTTACCAATTTGTTCTGCGGTGTAGCCTTTTTTAGCTAAGAACTCATTGTAGTCTAAGTCAAGTTGTTGCTGGTCTCTGCCTTCTGCAGCAGCGCCGATACCTTCTAGTAGCTGTAGGTTTTGTATGTCGGTTTGACGATCTAACTCACCCAAAGCCACCGAATCTTTAGCAAGCCCTGATCCTACACCTAGTGCAGCAAGTCCTTGTTTAGCAGCAAACTGATCTGCGTCCTCCGTAGACTTCTCAAACCGTGCAAGCTCTGCGGCACGGGCCTTGTCAACATCCATGTCTGCTTTACGAGCGGCAGTAAACTGTGTGGTTGCATCTTTGTAAGCGTCACGCAGTCCTTTATCTTGAATCATGCCCATACGGTTCATCATAGCATCTTCAGCTAAAAAGTTACGTACCGCGCCGCGTGATCCACCAAATGCACCTGCTTGTACTGCTTGTGCATTTCTAGCGCCTTGAGTTCGTTGAAAGTCACGCATGGCTTCGGCTTTTTGCCGATCTACAACATTTTGTGTGTAGGGATTCATGTACTGCCCTACATTAGCGCCCGTAAATTTAGCAGCATCATTATAGTCATATTCACTAAACGTATTAGGGTTGTAATCACCTAACGTCTCTGCGGTAGCCATACCGTCTGTCATATAATCTTGTGCGCCAGAAAGACCTGTTATTCCCACCTCTCGGTTAGCAAGGTCACGCGTACCCGATATGGCATCAAGCGTATCTTGGCTTTGCCCTGCAAGCCGATCACCCGTGTAGGCTTCATATGGCTTACCGTACTCGGCTTCGGCTTTAGCTAAGTTACGTTCAAAGTAAGGTTTGGCCCATGCGGGTAAGTCCGCAACAGAAGAACCCGCTTGAGTAGTTGTGCTGTTGTATGTTGTACTACCGCCCATCGGATAACTCCATTTTGTAAGCAATGTATTCTGGCTTCCAGCCATACTTTTTTAGGCATCGCCCCCATGCCTTACGTCCGTAACCTTCTATATGGTCACAGTTATTATCTTCTGCACATTTACGTAGTGTAGACTGAGACAAAGCTAATACCTCTACCATGTTACCACCGCCAACCCAATCAACTGCTAGCCCACGTTTATTAGGGTATTCTAGTATGCGAGTTGTAAGTGCAGTCACAATAACATCATCCTTAACAATAATCCATAACGTATAAAAACCACGTTTTATATCATCATAAACGCTTTGAGTAGTGAACTTGTCGTTTGTAGTCCGCACCGCACGATCCATAAACTCCTCAACTTGAGGCCACACCGTATCTAGGTACTCAACAGGTACAGGTGTTATGACAGGGTTGTTTTCTACAATTACGTCTTTCATGCGGTCATCATCTTATTAAGTTCTTTAGCTGCATTAGAACCCGCATCATTTACTTTATCTACGTTTACCCCTGCATCTTTTAGTGCTTCGTAAGCATCTTTACGCAACACAAACTCACCTTCTGCTAGCAATACATCTTGTTCAGAATTGCCTTCTTTGAGTTTAGCGGGTACTTTATCGTCTGTGCCTGATCCATCACCATTGCCACGCACTACCCCGTTTTTCCCCATTGCAAACCGTGCGCGAGTTTCATCGGCTTCACCAGTGCGTACACTATTTACCAAGTCTCTTAACGCACCTTCTCCGTACTGCTGCACGTATTGAGCAAGAATAATAGCAGCTCTAGTCTCGTCTAACTCACCACGTATAGCTTTTTCAGCATCGTTAATCAGGTCTTTCTCATTACCGCCTAGCGCCGACTCAACCTCACCACCTTTTGCCATGCCTAATATAGACTTTTGATATTCGGCAATCTGATCATATGTAGGGTTAATAATGTACTTAGAAGACATAGGGTCATTAGGATCATAGTTGGGATCGGGTATAGGCATAAACGCACCCGATGCAGCGGCTTCGGACATAGCACTTATAGCGGGTAAACCACCAGTAGGCACGGTAGCCTGTGTACCTACAGGACGTACCGCAGCAACGCCACCCTCACCACCAGCAGCGGCAGCTTGGTCTTCTATTAACTTAGAATTACCCGTTTCAGGATTAATTTCGTAAGTATTACCAAACATATTCATTTTAAATTGTTTAGAGGTATCCCCGTCTTTAAAAAACGCGCCTTCTATGCGTCCTTTGCCTTCTCGTATCTGTTTAAGTTGATCTTCAGTAAATGATCTACCTTCTTTCCCCAAACGTCCAAAGTCGCGGCTAAATTCTTGCGCTGCTGCTTTCTTTCTAAATTCAGAATCAGCTTTAAGAGTACGGTCTATTGGAAATGCAGGGTTTTTCTGATTGTATCTATTACGGCTACCTGCCGCTATAGTACCCGCCATAATTGCGCCGGGAAGCCCTCCTGCTATAAGTCCTAGATTAGCCATAGTTGAAGGTCTGCGAGTTATAGCGCCAAGACCGTTAGAAAGACCACCTCTATCACTTGTAGCGTTAGAGCCTAACGGCGTAGTGCCTGCATTGCCTTGATTTAAGTTGTAACTGTAGGCATCTGTATTGCTAGAGTCGGCTCTTCCAAGAGGACCGTATTTAGAGTCTGATCCAAACTGATCCTTACTAACAGGGTTGTTAGTTGTATTGTCATATAGAGTACCCCCACGATACTCGTAGTTATCGTCTTTTGTGGTTACGTTTGCTAGGCTTTCTTGAAAGCTATTACCGCCGCCGAATGTGCTAGACCAAAAACCTGCCATTAGAAAATATCCTTCATACTACTATCCTCAGTTCGCCACCAGCAGTCTTGTAGATACTGTTAACGGCTAGTCCGCCAGATACTGCTGCTGTGTTATTAGCAAACACAGGAAGATTAGTCATCACTAGAGTTGTACCCCGTATAGGGCCGGGATTGTTTGTCTGTTGGGCAAACAACGAAAAGTTACGTACAACTTGTGTAAAGTACGATGGAGAGTATTCCGGTGGAGCATCCCCAAAATAAGGTATGGGTACTTCAGTAGTCATTATCGTCTCCCATCTGGACGCACATCTATTCTAGGGGTGCCGAGTCTCCACGATACACCAGACATGCCAGATATAGAGCTTAGTTTAATTGCTACAGACCTACCTCTAATACGTATATCTACTTCTTCAGTAAATGTACCTACAGCTATGGGCTGTCCTGTTATGGTGTTATCCTCAGTACCAAAAGCACTGCCACCGGGATTGTTCCTCGCAGATATGCTAAGTTCAGCAGATGCTGTAGCGCCACTTGCAGAGTTCCTAAAAGATATATCCGGTAGTATTCTACGCCCAAACATAAATTGATTACCATCCCCTAACTCAATTGGGCTAGACTCAATAAATGCTCCTATATCAGACACAGGGTCTGTGCTACCATCATCATTACCAAATTCATGCGTATACAAATACCCGTCTGTACTAGCAGCAATAGGTAATCCGCTGTTGGTATTATCCGTCCACGCAGTTCTGGGTAACGAACCGTAATACCATATGTTTTCGGTATAGTTAAAAATAACATATTTATCATTATTGGCAGAGTTTTTAGATGGGTAGAACCACCAGACTTCTGAAAACGCAGAGTTGCTAGAAGCCATAACTTTAGCAGACTGAGTTAGGTTAATATCATTAAAAACGTATTCTTTTACCGCACAAGGTATCTCTGTTATATTACCATTATAGATATAGAACTGCCCTTTACCCATCCAATAAACAGAATCACCTACTGCTACAGCAGCGTTTTGCCCTGCAATAGATATGTTTGTAGATATCTCGGACAATCCGTAGGTAAACGGAGCGCCTACGTACTGCATGGCGTGTGCAGATACGTCTGTGAGCACAAGAATTTGTTGTTTAGTTTGAACTGCTGCAACAATACTACTGCCTGTACTAAGCTGTAACTCACCTGCCGTAGTAGTATCTAAGGTACGCCATTCTGTAGCTGATTCTTGATTAGAAAACCGTATAGTTAATGGGTTCTGTACCCCCGGATCGCTTTCTGGATCACACCCAAAAGCTATTAAATGTCTATCTTTCTCGGACACTAGAATTATATTAGTCACTGTAGGTACAGATTGGGCGTTAGGTAACGTAGACAGTTCAACAGCGCGATTAAGTACACCACCAGATAAATCCCAGTAATATATACCACCTCCGCGAAGGGCTATAACAAGGTCTTCTCCAAAGTTGTCCTGCGACCATATGCGTAACGCTGCACCCGCAATCTGTACATTTGCTTCGGACCCCCAACCTAGACGAGACCATGCCCCCGCGCCCCAACCACCGCCAAGTACAACAGTGTCTAGCCCTACGTTTATTTGGTATGCGCCTTTAGCATTAACCCCACCATTACCAGTATCACTAGCATTTGCGGTCACAGCCGAGGTAATTTCATACGCGGAAGCACTAACATACCCAGTAATTTGATACTCTTTGTTAAGTACATCAGCCGTTATTGCACCTCCTAAACTAGCTGCCCCCGAAAAAGTAACAAAGTCATTTAGTAACGCGCCATGCCCTATATCATTTACACGTATAACGTCGGAGCCATCTGTGGCTGTGAACGTAACGGGCCTGTTGCTGGCCCTAATAGGAGTAATATCTTCGGGAAAGTTACCTGCTAGTACGTAAAATTTTAAGTTTGTACCCGCGCCTATAAACGATGTTCCTGATAGATTGCTCCAATTATGTAGTGATCTACACGTCCCTAAAATTGTGGTGTTAGTTAATCTGACCCACCCCCCAATAGTTTCAGGAAAGCCCATACGAAACCTAATGCGGTTACTATCAAACCAGCCGCCATTATTACTGTACCGCGTAATATCACGCACAATGCCCGGTTTGAACTGCAGTTTTGTATAGGCCATAGATAACTCTCCTAAAGCATTAGTTCAAAGTGCGGTGCATCAATGAACGGCCTACGCGCCTGTGATCTACGTGTGTCTATGTACGAACACATAGCATGTTCTGCTGTGCCGTCATAAGCGCCTAAATCGTCGATAGTCCATGCAGCGCCCCACCGTAACTTAACACCTGCAGCCTCTGCGCCTTCTTTCATGGCATCGGCAATCTCATCGTACAGGTTAAGCTCCCACCGACCCCCACCGTTGCAGTAGGCCATTAGGTCTACAGCGTTACCGTCAATGTGTTTTGATTTCATGGTCTGCGATGCGCCCTTTGCTACTAAGGCACGTTGCTCGTCTATTGTTCGCAGTCCGCAGATTACCGAGAAGTCTTGTTTGGTAACACCTATGGCGTACTTCACGACAGTTACCAGACTTTCGTCTACACCTTCTAGCCTTGACAGACTTCGTTTTCCTAACTTGTAGCCCATAACTACTTCCCCGCATATTTAGAGATTGCTCTATTCCCAAACCAAAACGCTAACACTGCACTAAATAAACCTGACGTTTCACCATCCCACATCAAGTCAACAGCTTGCATCCAATCACCACCTGCCTGTGTAACCTTAACCATAATCACAACTTTTGTGGTTACGAACAATCCGAAAAAGGCATAAGTAACAACAGGACGAACACTACCCCGAAGAGCGTTGATAAATCCTCCAGCGTCAATAGATCGGTCATGCTCATACAACCCTCTTGTTTCTTCAATGTCAGCTTTTTTATCTAGCTCGACCAGCTTCATCTCAGAACGTTTTTGAGCAAGCTCCGTCTCTAGCTGCATCATTTCCATACGATGCTTCTGCGCTTGGTTTGCTCTAAAATAGCTAAGAACCTCGGGAAGAAAAGAACTCCCAAAACCTAGCAAACTTCCCAATAATGCCATCATTTTTCGTGACTCAACCAGACAGCGAATGCGCCCGTCATGGCTCCCGTTACAACAGAAATTAAAGACGCTTGCTGCGTAGATAAGTCAGGCTGCGTTAGCGCCCATTCTATGCACCGTACATACACCACCGTCATAGTGAACATCATAAAACGCGGTAGCAGCTTATATTCTAGTATCTTCTTAAAAGCTATCTGCATTAGAAACCTCCTTTCAGGCCATCCAATATCTCTGACAAACTAGGGCGTTTGTCTTTCTTTTCGTAAAGACAACTAAACACTTTGGGACACTCAGAAAAACTTTTTGTAGGGTAATGATAACCCAAACCTCCATACCCTGCAGTAAATCTGTATACACACACCTTTTGACCGTTTTCGGCTGTAAGCCGTTTCCATAAGTGGCATTGCACATGAGTCGGGTTAGCGACCCCCGCAAGCGTTACTGATAGTATTAACGCATTTATCACTGGGTAGCCAACATTATTAAATACATACCACCACCTAACATACACAATATACCCAAACTTAACCCACCTATAGCCATATTATTCTGTATTTGGCGCTTGGCTTCCATAGCCTTATATACAGTCTCTTCCCGTTCAGCACGTATTTTGCGGCGCATACCTAGCATCTCATCGTAAGTCCCTAAGCCAAACCTATAGTCTAGCATGAACTTAATCTCTTTTTCTTTTTCTATCAAAGTTTTCTTGCGGATCACAATGTCCATAGCTTCTTGCTCTATGTTATCGGTTCCGTGCGTCTTTTTATCTAACCACGTTGGATTTTTACGTTGAGTTTCTGCCCTGCTTATATCCGCAACGGCGCAATACCATTGTCCAAGCTGCTTGCTAACGTCCTGCATCTCACGGCCAGCACCGACCAACATCTTTACGCCTTTAAAGGCTGCGTTAGCTGCTGCAAAAGCTGTAACAGGATCAATCATAAATCTTTACCTTACTAGGATCGACTGATTTAGGTACACAATAAGCTGTACCGTAATCCCTTGTTTCAGGATACCCGAAGCGCCTAACTAAGTGTTCAGCGTACCAATTACATATGTCTAATCTTTTAAAGTACAGATCAGTGCTTATTGCAACACGTTCTGACCCTATGCCTATATACAGTATAAGAACAAAAACGTGTACCACATGCTTACCCCATACGACTAAGAATTGTTAACAACATGATAATGGTTGCGCCAGATGTAGCTATAAGTACGGTCTCAAGACGTTTTATTCTAGTAAAGACCTCTTTAAACTGTATCCTGACTTCCGTTTGCAAAGCAGCCATATCCCTTTCTAACGCGGAGACGCGTTCATCTATATCAGGCATTAGGTGCAGTCGGCCAAGTTACATCAGGAAATCCGTCCTGCGCCGGTAAGTCTCTGAGCGCCTGTCGGTACGCGCGCCACTCGTCAGTTATCCTGTCAGCCAGAGCCATATGATCAGACGCCACTAGTAGTTCATCACGCTGCGCTCTGACTTGCGTTGCGCTTGCTGCCACGGGGTCAGCTTGAAAATCAGGCCAGTTTGACATATCCTCTGCATCATCAAAGACTGCACCATCGCCCGTTGTTTTATTGTACCAAATTTTAGACATGATAAACCCTTACATTTCCTGCTGCACCTGTGCCGCCTGTGCCGCCTGCATTTTGGCCTGCAGCACCGCCACCTCCCGGGAAAATTCCATTTACGCTTGCTGTTGTTCCACCGTTGCCCGAAAGCAAACTTGTAGAGGTAGCATTGCCAAAACGCTGTGGCGCTTGACCATATCCACCGCCAAAAACAACATTCTGCCCACCGCCAGCACCAAACATTCTGGTATATCCGCTGGGCAACGCATTGATTGAAAAAGTGTACGCTTCGGCAGCACCGCTATTTAAATAAGTACCACTATTCTTAATATTTGGAGCCGTTACGACATTAAGTATGTTATCAGTGTCAGAGTCAGGCGTTGAATAAATAGTACCGCCATTTCCTGAAGTTAGAGTTAAAGTTGTGGGGTTACCGACAATGGGACTAGCATTTTGGCTAATGCCTGCTACAGCCGCGCCAATAGCAAAAGCCGCGCCATTAAACAGCCCAGCTTTGCCGTAGATTAATTTGACATTACCGCCAGCAGCAGCATAAGTTTCAGCCCCGCCGCCGCCACTTGATATAAGAAAAAACCACACGTAGGCATCGTCGGACAAGCTGCCCTTAGACCATGTGCCAGATGAATTGTATGTGTTAGTTGGGCTGGCCCAGTCTGAAGGAAAAACAACCGCTGCGGGGTCTGAACTAACCGTAGCCCAAGCCGCTGTTGTGCCGTTAGACTGAAGTAATTGTGCGTTAGAGCCTATGGTCAGCGGAGCAGCCACACCTGACGAGTTACCTACTTGTATAGCACCCTGTGCTAGAGCGCCCGTAACCGCGCCCACGACAGCAAGATTTGTAGTGCCGTCAGCCACCGTAGCCACTGTAGCGTTAGCGCCGTTCTTGATTACAACGTCTGTGCTGCTACCATCGCCCTTGAGAACCAAGCCATCAGAAGCTGTGGTTGTTACAGAGGATGACGCGAATCCTGCAAGGTCTCTAGCTTTTGTCATGTCTTACTCCGCTTCTTCTTCGGGCATCGCTACCCATGCTGGGTTGTCAGACCAAGTTGTACCGTCAAACATGTACTTTCCACCACCAACGTATTCATTAGGCTCAGTAACGCTTTCGTACAAAAGACAATTAGAACTATTCATATCACCAATGTAATATTCTACTGGTTCTCCCACAGCAACGTTTACACTATTAATTGTTATAATTTTGCTATCCGCAAACATGTAGTAAGAAATACCATCTTTGCATAAAGTCTTCATCAGACTGACCCCTCGCTAATGTAAAGTTTAGTGGCAGAAATTGCTTTTCCTATTTTATTAGCGGGACCAGCGGCAACTGCTGACCCTGTTGTTGGAAGCCCATAGTCAAACCCTGTTATAAGACTTGATTGGCTTTCATTTATGCCGCCCACCACTGTAATTGCCCCCGCAGCACCGTCAGAAATATTTTCTTTGGCTATACCGACATATGTGGGGGCAGAAGGGTTTATGACCATAGCTCCAGCGCTGCCGTTTACAACAACCGCCCTCGAAGTATCAGGGTCGTAAATCATGCCACCACTATTGCCAACAACCTGACTGTTTGGAATTTTTCTTATTGGCCCTGCTACAACAACGGTTCCGCTGACTTTAACAGTTTGAATGACAGCACCGGACACACTGCCAGTATAATTAAGTTCAACAGTATTGCTGTCAGAATTAAAGGCCATACCCATAGTGCTGCAAGTTTCTAAACCGTTTACCACAGTAGGATTTCCAAAGCTGATAGTTGTGCCACTAACTGTCCCAACCAGAACAGTAGGCAAATTTCCATTAGCTGAATCTGGGAAGCCAAAGACTACCTTGTTAGCATTTGTGTCGTAAACAGGGTACATCGTACTAAGGCCTGTAAAGCCGACTGTGGCAGACAAGTCTATCGCAGTGCCAAACGAAATGCTTGTTCCTGAAACTGTCCCAACTACACACTTTGAAGTCGATCCTACTACATAAAAAATAACAACCTTATTAGTATCAGGGTCATAAACCGCGCCACGCTGATTGCTGCCAGTAGCGCTATCCATAACAACAACCGAACCCCACGAAACGCTTGTCCCGCTAGTTGTTACTACATACGCAACGTGCCTATAGCCGCTACCAAGGTTTTTGCGATAAACAGCTAATGTTTTGTTTGAACCAACATTTAGCCATATAAGGCCAGCATCAGTAATATCTCCTGATTCATTAGGACCAGTAACGGCTGAACCAAACGTCATTGAATTGCCGCTAACAATTCCAGAAATTGCATGTGGCATTTGAGGATTGTTTTGAACCGTAACATACAAAATGTTTGTTCTGCCAGTAGCGGGATCAAAAGCAGGACGGGCCAGATATGTTCCTACACTGTTTAACGCAACCTCAGACGCAATGCTTATAGTGTTATCGGCAGCGATAGTGCAAACTTGCACGTATCCGTAGTAGGGAGAATTGCTGCTTCGTGCTGATGCTATTACAAGTTTGTTGGCATTGGTGTCATAAGTTATTCCACATCTGTTAAGTTGAGCGCCTATGGTGGTTGTTGAACTTGTAAGACTTCCGTTATAAGGCGAAAAAGTGCTTATTGTTCCATCAGGAATTATACCAACAATTTGACCAGCGGTGATTGCACCTGTAGCCGTGAATGTTTGCTCACCGCCACCGCTTGCCTCTACCCAACTAATGTCATCAGCACCAGCGGTCAGTACTGTACCCGTTGCGCCTTTGCTTAGTCTTGCTGTAGCTGCACTGCTGTTACCGTAAATAATAGAACCACGGGGTACTGCGGCTAGCGTGTTTAATTCAGCCGCCGTGCTGGTAACTCCAAGATTTGGTAAAGTTATACCCAAGTTTGTTCTTGATGTAGATGCACTTACTACGTCCGACAAATTGTTTGCAGCGGCTAACCCACCACTAGCTACAAAGGATGTAAACGCTACAATCTCTATAATGTCATTAACCAAAGCAGCGGTAGCCAACACAACGTCAGAGCCGTTAGTCGCGGTATAATCCGCAGCGGCTAGTTTTACGCCGTTCATATATACATCGACAAAACCTACGCTGTACCCGCTTGTAGCAAAGGTAGTCTGCCCTGCCGTAGCAGTAAAAGCCTGACGCTTCTGCGTGGCCTGTGGTACTGGCTGTGTGCCTATGTATCCTGACATACTTTACTCCTACTCAGGCCAAAGGGGCCAAGTTATGTTTTCGGGAAACCCAGCTTGTTGAGGTACATCACGCAATGCTTGTCGAAAAGTGCGCCACTCATCCGTCACATAGTCAGGCCAAACGTGACTGTCAGATAGTTCAAGCATCCTTTTACGTTGCTCTCTAGCTGCATCAGAAAGATCAGACATTATAATTTCCCTGCGTTAAGATAAATTGAAGAAGAAGATAGAGCCACACCAAAGGCTCCATCCCCAGAAACCCCAATTTCCGAAATAGTTGCTGAACCACTTGGTAATCCATACTCCGTACCAGCCGTTAGCCCACTTACAGATGTATTAATTCCACCAACGACTGTAACCGTGCCAGTTGCCCCATTTGAAATATTTTCTGCCGCAATACCTACAAAAGATGGAGCTGTTACATTGTAAATGCGAACATTAGAGGCGTCAACATTTACAATAACCCCAGCGTCAGGATCGTAAACCGAATCGCTAAATGTGCCTGCGCCCCACCGAGTTCTTGAGGCTAAGGGTCCAAACACTACC